CTTTTAAAGTTTTCTTTAACTAATCTTTCTTGTTCTTTTTCTTGAGTAATAGCATCGCCTGTAAGTGCAGCATACCTTAATTTTTCTAAATTAAGATCTTTACCAGTTAATAATTCTGCTTCTATTTCATTAGAAATAGATTCTTCAAAATTTAATAATTGTTTAGCTGAGTTGTTTATGTCGTCTATTTCTCTACCATAACGGGCAGCAATAACCGCGGCTTCAGCTAATCCTTTTGCTCCACCTTTTATATTAAAAGCAGTTGATGCTGAAACTTTTGAAATTTGTTCTGCTACTTTAGCATATGGGACGGCTGTTTTATTTTGTTTATTAAAATTATTAGTAACACCAACCATATCTTTATCCATAGACTTAAAGTCTTGACCTAATATTCTAGAACGTCGTACTAGTTTTCCTGCTTGTTCATCTGATAACCCTAAATAATGAGTTAAATCCTGCATTAATGCAGCATTTTCTTTATTGTATACTAAATTAAATCCTACGGCCTCATTATATTTTTTCTGTCCTTCTATTAATTCATCCGGAAAGTGATATAAATCTTGACTTTTAGCTATAGTTTTATATGTTTCTTCAGCTTGTTTACCCGCTATACCAAATGATTTTCCTACATTAGAAACTCCTCTAGAAAATTCACTAACAGCACCTATTAAAAATTTAATAGTTTTATACATTATAGTAAGTACAGTTAGTGGGTCTGTAAGAGCCACTGCTACACTTTTACTTAAAGATTTTAATCCTACTAAACCTACTCTTAAAGTTCCTATAAATCCTGCAGATTTTTCACCATTTTTAGTTATTTCTATAGCTAAAGACCCCATTTGATCTTTAGCATTTTTAATTTCTTCACTAAAATCATCAAATCCTACTTTTTCTAAAAGACTACCTAATCCACCAATTAATTTACCTGTAAGTCCTATAGCATTATGAACTCGTTTTTGGCGTTTGTAAGTTTCATCTATAGCTTTGTTAAATTGATCTTGATAACCTACTTTTTCTTCAAAAGCTTTAACTTCATCTTCAGCAAAAGTAAGAAGTTCTTTTGCTTTATCTAATGCTTCTCCAGCAAGTTCTCCACTTGCTATTTGTTGTTGAAGATACTTTGATTGATTTTTTAATCTATTAAATTCTAAATTTACTTTATTTTGTAAACCTCTTGTTTCTTTTAAAGTACTATTAGCTAAATCGTATTGAATATCTGAGAGATCTTCAGCAAAATTAACAAGTTTATTAAAATTTTTATACATAGATTTATAAATAAAATCTTGTTTATTGAGTTCTTTACCTATATCCTTAAATCTATCTTTTAAATCATCTAAGCCAGTATTCATCTCCAATTGACTTTGACGAATACCTTTCAGAGTTAATTCTAAACTTTTAGCAGCAGCATCTACGTCTTTAAATTGTTTTACGTAATCTTTAGCATCTGCCGTAATTTTTCCTTGGCTAGATTTTAATGTTTTGTTAATTTCATCAATTAACTTTTGGATATTATCTAATGAAGCGGCCATTTAGAGTATTTTATTATAAATATTAAAAGGCATCATTTTTTTGATGCCTTTGTGGTATATACGGGATTTTGTTGTAATTTTTGAGCTGTTAATTTATCTTTAGTAAATCCGGCAGTTTTCATTGCATTTATAGATTGATCAATACTATTTCCTTGTTGTTTATCTTTTTCACCATTATAATGTTCTAATATTTTATTAAAGGTGAATTTTCTTAACCATAAGGGCATATCGAATATGGTGTGCCAATCGTATCCTCCTTTTCCATAAAATACTATTTCATGTATTTGACTATAAAGAAGTGCTCTATATTCTACTGCTTCCTCAAGAGTTAGGGAAAAAAAAGTTAGCACTAATGGGAATATCTGCTTCTTCTATACGACCATCATATGTTTCTCGGTCAAAAACTAATCGAACATCAGGTTGTATTTTAACAATATAGTCTCTAAGGGCTTTTGCATCTCGAGCTAATAATCCATTATCTACAAATTCACGAATATATTTTTTATCTATTTCTCCTTCAACAGATTTAATTAAATATTTCATTCTTGTAGACATTTCAGGGAGATTTTCTTTATTAATTTTAGCTAAACCTTTAATTTCAGCATCAATTTTTTTCTCTAAACCATCCGTCATTAATTGGAATGTAATTTTAGTTCCTGAATGGGGTAAAGTAAAATCAAATTCATTTACTCCTTTAATAAATAAAGATTCGTCTATTTCTTTATTTTCTAATTTAGATAAATCTACAGTATATTCAGTTCCTAAATAATCAAATGTATATTTACTTCCGTATCCTAAAACACGAGCAGCTATTAATAAAGCATTTTTATCTCCAGTAATTAAATCATCAGTATCAATTTTACTAACAATAAGAGATTTCAATAATTTATCTATTACTATACCTTTTTGAATATATGACTGATTTGTGATAATATCTTCTTCACGAGCAGTCATATACTTCATTTCTACTTTTCCAGATGATAAAGGATTGTTTTCAGGATATACTATACCTTTTGAAGGTAATTCTACAATTTCTGTTGGGAATTTAAATTTGTTTTCTTCCATAAATTAATTTTTTATAACATTATTATCATATATAAATATATGAAAATATTATTTCCTCGTGTAAGGATCAATAAATTCCATATAAGTATTTGTAGATGAATATACTCGTGTATTAGAACCATATTTTTGAGCAGCAACACCCGGTTGCGCAAAGTAACCACGTATTGGAGTTGATGCTTTAGTCGATTCAGGATATATAGTAGGATCATTAGCCGTTTTATAAGGTACACCCCCATTAACACCTGGTTTGCTATTATCTAAATTAGTAATCGATAAAATCGCCGGATTGTCTTTTTCAGCAGATAACATGCTCGTTTTAACTGCCTTGTTGCTTACGCTATTTAAATACGGATTTTGCGGAGTATAAGGTTGATAAAAGCCCTTAAATGGACCCGGATTTGCGGTTCTAGTAGGAGTACCGGTTGCATTAGGAGAAACATAAGGAGGTACAGGGGCACTAATCGGTCCACCTAAGGGTGATGGATCTTCTAAATCTAAATTAGTTTTATCAAATGAATTTTTTAAACCTTTAGCCATACTAATGTTTATTATAAATATATGAAGGAAAAGGAAAATACCCACATTTCTGTGGGTATTTCTTTTTATGAATTATTATTTTTATTTTAATTTACCACTATCTTGTAATTTTTTTATTTTATCTTCCCACCAGTGTTTAATATAATTAAGTACTCTTTCTTCTCCTAAATTCATAATCATAAATTCATTTGAACCCTCAAATTTTTTATTTCCAATAGATTTACCTGATGGGTTTAGTAATGTGCTTTGAATATTAACAATACGTGGGTTTTTTTCACTTGTTGTTTCTGAATATCCTATAGTTCCTGGGGTTCTATAGTAGAATGTTCTTATTATTTTTACTTTATATCCGTTATCAAGATCTACAGTATCTATATTATCAAAATAATAATTAATAACGCCAGGTGCTATTTCTTTTTGTCGAAGATTTAAACGTTCACCTTTATTCAAGGTTTTAGAGATTTCTTCTCTAATAATTTGTCTTAGTTCTGTTAATTTCATTTTATTTTTTTCTTATTATAAATATATGAAAAAATTTAGAGAATACCAAAACCTATTTTAAATTCTCTAACAATATATGTTTGACTTGTTTTATATTATTATTTATATCATTTTCCCAAAATCTAAGTAATTTATATCCGTTGGATTGGGCCCACTCGTTTTTAAGTTTATCATTTTTTATGTTAATTTCTTGGGTTTTACATACAGGACCATTATTATATAATTTTGGATTACAGTGATAAAAATCACCATCTACTTCAATTAATATATTATATTTTGGTAAATAAAAGTCAAATATTTTATTTATTTCTTTAGCGAAGAAAAAATGTTGATACTCTACATCTAATAAATCTAACACAACTTTAAATCTTTTTTCTAATTCTGAAGTATAATAATTTTCTGAATCTTTAAGTATCCTTTGAATGGCACTATTACTCATCTTTTCACGAGTTTCTTTAGATTGTACTCTACCTAAACCAAATCCTTCAGGTTTAGGTTTGGGTTTACCTTTAGTACTATTAGATATTTTTTTACCTAATTCTGGGTCTTTTCTAGCCTCCTTGATAGCATCCTTTATATAATTATATTCACCAGATTCAAACTTGGATTTACGTGCGTCTGATATAGCTTTAATTCTTTTTGGAGATTTCATATCTCCAAATATTTCTTCTTGTGTTTTTCCTTTTTGAATAACATGAAGATGTTTTTTAACATATGTAGGAAAATCAGATAAAGTAGCATTATATTTCATTAATGTACCACATCCACATTTACATGTTGGCTGTATGCCGCTGTATTTGATTTGAATTAAGTAGTTTTGCCTATTAAGTTTATGTTCATGTAAAACATGTTTGGCAAATTTGTTTTTACTGTCTGTTTGGTATTCACAATAATAACATTTTTCCATAAAAGTGCCCTCTCGTTTTATTATAAATATTACGAGAGGGCGTAAAATACCACCGGATGGCCTAAAAATTTAATACACAATAATCTGGTTGGACAGTCATTGTAATATTAACAGCTGTATTTTCAGTATCCCAATTATATTCACCAAATTGAGCTTCTGTAATAATACATCCTTTTAATATCCATTCACTCACAATATCACCTACAGGGCCTAATACGTCGAATGTTAAATCTTTCTTATAAAAATCAGAATAACCATCTCTACCTGTTACTGATTCGTGATGTAAACGTACCCATTCCATTACTGCTTGAGCGCCAGATGGAGTAATTGGGTCGAATAATGTGAATTGAACTGTACCCCAAGTTGTTTTACCTTTCACAAAACGTTGAACGTTGATGTGATTAAGAGGAACAGTTCCTTGAGTTAATGTGATAGCTCCTACCCCTTTAATTTCATATGATGGGATGCCATCAATATACATGATGAAGCGATTAGCTTGTTTGGGTTCGAATGCTGTAAAAAATATTTCGTTTGGATCTAATACTGCCATTTTGTTTATATTTTATTTTCTATTATAAATATGGTGGATTTAAAAAGGTAACTACCTTCCCATTATGCTGGGAAAGTAGCTCCTGTTGGTAATATGTTAAAGTCTAAGTATATGAATTCAGCTGTCTTAGTTGGTTGAATATATATTTGACCTACTAATTGGTTTCTATCAATTACATCTGGTGTGTTGTTTGAATCATCCATAATTACTTTAAATGCATATAAACCTTGTCTTTGTTGTACTGATGCTAAGTATGGGTTTACTTGGCTTAAGAATTGGTTTCTTGTTGCTATTGAGTTTTGTTCGAATACTAAGTTTTGAGCAACTTGAGAAATATATGATTTAAGAGCAATTAATAAACGACGAACATTTACACGGTCAAGAGCAGATGCTTTTGTTTGTAATGTTTTCTGTCCATATACTACTACACCTTGTCCTGGGAATGTTGCTATTGGATTTACTTTACCAGTATATAGTGCGTCTCTTTGAGATTGATTTAATTTCCATTCAGCACGAATTACATTACTTAATCCACCTCTATTTATACCAGCTGGTGCAAACCAAGGTTCTGATACACTATCATTATAAGTATACACACCACCAATCATTGTTGATGCTGGTACCCAAACATTTTTACCAGAGTCTGGATCTACTGTTTGTACCCAAGGCCAATATGCTGCGGCATAAGATGTATTTAAAGCAGAGGCAGCGGCTGTTACAGTTGATACAGAACCAGCACCATATGGTACTAAATCACACACAAATATACTATCACCTCTATTTTGAGTATTATTAATCATACTAGTAATTTGAGATGAACCTAATCCTGATGATGGTGATAAACCTGGAGTTAATAACACGTTAAATCTATATTCATCCGGGTTAGATAATGCTGTTATCATATTGTTATAATCACTAGTATTTATACCTTGTATATTAGTTACTCCTGAAACTATATCATTATAATATTTAGCTCCACCACCATAGAATAATTGACCAGTTGCTGCTCCAAATGTTCCGCTTGTATTAACAGGGATTGAATTAGTGAATGCTGCTTTTGGACTACCATTATTGTCAAAATAACTAGGTGTTGGTGTATTTACAGATGCAACTCTTATATAAGCACTTCTGTTTGGATATGAACCAGTTATTTCAACTTGTCCTGTAGTTGAATTATATTTTTTAACATAATCACCAATTACTGCTGCTACATAATTAGGAGCTAAAGGATCCATAGATAAGTTAGTCCATGTTTCTAATACAGTTGGGTTATTTGTAGTATCATCACCACGACGAACTAATATACCAAATGTGCCTGAACCTGTATTTGAATTTACAATTTGCCATCTGATATTATCTGCTGAACCACTAGCTAAAGCACCTGCTGAATCTTCAGTACTAGTACTATTCATTATAGTACCTTGAGATAGAGTACTTAATACTAATGCATTACTTCCTATACCATTAACCCCACCACCAAGAGTTGCTTGGGTTGAGAATGAAGTACCACTTCCTGAAGAAAAAATAATTCCATTTAATGTTGATCCAGAAACTGAACTTGATATTATTAAATTAGGAGTACCATCTGAGCTAGTATTAAATGTAAATTCACTAAGAACACTACTTAATTTATTTTTAAGTAAATTTACAGAAGAAGATATAAATGGGCCTGCAGCACCACTACCTGATACAAAATAGTATAATTTACCATCAATATCATCTGCTGGTGTTCCTGATGTGTTTGTAACTATAAATCTATATAATGAACCATCTGAGCCTGTTATTCTAAATTCATTGTTATTAGCAAAACTAGAAGCTTGCCATGCTGTAGAAGATACAGAAGCTGTTGCGAAAGCACCAGGTGTTGATTGAATATTATTTAATACATTACTACTTGTAGCTGAAGTAAATGAACCACTAACTACTCTAGCTACTAATAATGATTCACCACCATTATTAAAATAATTGTAAGCAGCTATTGATGTGAAATAAGTGTATACTTGACTTCCACTAGTAAATGTAGTACCAAATTGTGCTTGATAATCACTATATGATCTTACCACAGTTGGGATTTCAACTGGTCCTTTAACTGTAGGTCCAATAATCGCTGCTCCTACAGCAATAGGTCCTTGGGAAATAAACGATTGGTCGTTTTCTTGCGCTAATACGCCAGGAGAGATGAGAGTTGATGCCATTTTTTATAATTTATGTTTTGTTATAAATATTAATAAAATAGTCAAAAACCTAGGAAGAACTAGTAAATTCTCCTTTTTCTAAGTTTATAGTACCGTCTCCATATTTTTCTTGGAGTGTTTTTCCTAAATCAATTTCTTTTTGTTTTAGATTAATTAGTACTGATTTCAGTTGTGATTTCTGTTGTTCTAAATCCTGAATATTGTATTCAATAATACCGAATTGTTCTGTTAGGATTAGTTTTTCTTGTTGGATTGATTTGATTTGTTGTAACTCGTCTTGTGACAATGATTTTGTTTCCATAAATTATTTGTTTAATTATAAATATTAAGCAGATTCGTAAGTTCCATTGATTTGTATTTTATGTCCAGTAATATCGTCTCCCCACCTGAATGGAAAATTAGAATTTATTTCAGTACTTATATTAGAACCACTATTATTAACTATTACAGATATTTGATTATTTGTTCCATTGTTTATTATTGACGTTGCTTGGTATAGATCTCCTCTACTATTAATAATAGTTGAGGGTAATACAATAGCTTCAGGAGTTATGGCATTTGTTGGTAAATCAAAATACCATGAACCTGATCCAAAAGTTGTACTACTGCTTGTATATAAATTTATTCTAACAAATGTGGTTTTTCCTATTTGTTTATAATATCCTTCTAGAGTTCCATTTCCTATATCTGGGGTTGAGAATGAAGCACTCCATCGAGGATCATATATTCCCCATCCTGTTTCATAAGCTGGAACTGAATTAGCTATACTGGCTGTTAAAGTATTAGTTATGGGTATAGGGAATGTACTGTCATCTCCTTTAGTAAAAGTAATAGTGTATGCACTAATAGATGCTGTTATTAAACCACGTATTGGTAAAGATGCTGTTTCAGCATAAGACGCACTTATAGATGAACCACCTCCACCTCCACTAATATTATTTAATTTATCTTGTAAGTAATAGGACGTTGAGGTAAACTCATTTATTGATACTTGGTCTAAAAACGGGTTTCTAGGCATTTGGATTTGGTATTTCTTCTATAACGGGTACTGTATACTTTTCTATAGTGGCTACTTTATTTATATCATTTGAATTTTGTAAATCATTAATGACATAGGTTTGTAAAGCATCTATTAGTTGTGAGTATGGGTCTGTGATGGATGTATTATATGCTAGTGTAGATCTGTCTATACTCTGATATCCTATACATCCGTTATTGTTTATATTCACATCTAATGATATTCCACCAGCATAAGTTAAGTGTGGTACTAATGTTAATAATGGTGAGTCATATATTAGACCTGATTGTGGGTTTTGGAAAAATCCTGTTATTTTAATAGCCATGTGTTTTATATATAAATATTGTTAAGTTAGATTAAAACGTGATTTTAATGCATTATAATTTTGTAATACTTCTTGTTGTGTAATATCTCGATTATATATTACTAAAGGACCATACGAGCCTGACATGCTAGTAATATTTCCATAACCAACATATTGTTCTGTTGGAGTCCAACTAGAAGATAATACAGTATTATTAGCTAGTAAATTTCCATTACGATATACTCTAAAATTTTTACCTACACCATATGTTATAACATAATTATACCAAGTGTTAGGTTGTGCTGTGGCATCAACATATGCTGTATTATATTGACCACCAGCATTACTTGTTTGCGCAACAAATTGATTTTGATTATTTAAGCTTCGTATAAATATATGATTACGAACAATATCATATCCATCCATATAATTTTTACCTCCAGTTCCTGGTTCTAATCCATAATTAGCATTAACCCATATTGATATAGAACAACTTTGTTGTGGGAAAGCAGACATCGATATGTTAGGTACGGAGCGTAAGTAAGTACTAGATGATGATATATTTAAATATCCATTTGTTAATTGTGGAATACCACTAACCCAAGAACTAGATGTTTTGGTTATACTTAAATCATACATGTTGGATGAACCGGATGTGTATGATATTGTATTGATTGGATCTAAATATAATACTAATCCATTCGTTACTATTGTTGGTGTTCCGTATATCATAATCCAAATCTTATTTTAGTTGCGTTATAGTTTTGTAGTACTTCTTGTTGGGAGAGGGCGCGGTTGTATATCATTCCGTTAGATATAGTGATATTTCCGTAAATACCATTACCACCCACTACAGCCAAACCTCCCATTGAAATAGTACCATTATTCCAAAATTGTACTAATTGTGTTGTTGATGTGTTAGTATTATCTAATCTACCGTTTATATATAATGATGTTATTTGTCTAGTTCCATCCCAATAACTTGTCATGCATGTATTATACCAAGTATTAGGTAATAAAATGGTATTGGATGTTACAAATGAACTAGTTGTTGGTGTAAATGATGACCTCACACCACAGAACACATTACATTGAGTCCATGAACCTGATGGTGGAGTTGATGCTACTGAATATTGTATTCCTATACCGTATGATGGACTATAACTATTTTTTACTAAAATGCAATTACTATTATTAGTATCATATCCACCTACACTTCTAGATACAACTGTTGGATAGTTTCTAAACATAAAATTAGTTACTACAGATACTGGATTTGAGCCACTTATATTTGTTTCATCGTATCCTGAAAATATACATCGGCTTCCTGTTAAACCAGCATTTGATGAATCTGGAGTAAAAATAGAACCTGTAAATATTAATGCTTTACTAGTTACATCAAATAGTGGTAAATCAGAAAATGCGTTATTTCTTGTTAAAGTGCCATTACTACCATACCCGGATATATTACTCCAAGTTGTAGAACCACTTGTATAAGACATGGGGTTAGCTGCATCAACATAAAATACTAATCCATTCGTTACTATACTATTTCGTGTATTTACTGACATTATGTTAAATTAAAACGTGATTTTAGTGCGTTGTAGTTTTGTAGTACTTCTTGTTGGGAGAGGGCGCGGTTGTATACTGATGCTTGAGCTACACTTCCTGATAATACATAATTTCCTAAATTAAAAAATTGTCCTATAAATATTTTATTACCAGATGGATTAGTTCCTAATGAACTTGTAGTATTTTCTAGTTGTCCATTTAAATATATAGAAGTTATTCCCGATCCACTATCTCTAGTTAATACAGCATTGTACCATTGGTTATTTTGAATTGTAGTTGAACCAGAAAATGGTGCAGGTATCCAGGTACTTGTCCCTAACCTATTATTCGATCCCACATAAAATTGTGTATTAGAAAATTCAATTAAATGTTGTTCTCTATTGGATTGTAATCTTCTAAACCATATGTTATATGTAAAACTATTAGATTGGGTTATACTAGATGTAATATATGAATCAATTCCATTAAAATTTAATGAATATATGTTAGTATTTATAGAAAAGCTACCTGTAAGAAACCCAACATATTGATTTCCACTCATATCATTCCAAGTTGTAGAACCACTTGTATAAGACATTGGGTTAGCCGCATCTAAACATAATACTAATCCATTCGTTATTATAGGTGATGTGTTTTTATATATTGCCATATATTTTTTCTATTTATGCAAAACTTGAACTTCTATATCTTGTACCATCATATACGTACAAAAATGAACCACTCCAAAAAGCACTTCCTGTTTGAGGAGAAGCAGATGATGTTAATGGTAGCACAAATGAACTTGTAGGAGACATATTCAATGAACCCGTCACGTTTAAACTACCTGTAATTAATATGCTGCTTCCTGTCTTTCTAAATACAATGTTTGGATAATTGTACATATTTACAGACCAATCCGAAGTAGCTTCTATTATTGGTAAACCAGATACATCATTAACCATGTAAATAGAACCTGATGTTACGTCAGTTACTGTTAGTTGACTACCAACATTTACTGCTCCAAAATCTGCAATTATGTTTGATCCTGAAGTTGCAGCGGCAGATGATTGAGTGAATGTTGCTGCTATTCTAAACGCAGTTTCTGTTTGTGAAGCTGTTGTTTGCCAGAATGTTGGTGTATAGTTTATTCCGTAGTATTGACCCCCTATAACATTAGATGCTGATATTTGGTGGTTAATACTAAATGCTGATTGTGATGCAGCAATTGACATTGTTGGGCTACCAATAATGAATTGACCATTGTTTTGAATGGTGAATAGGGATGTTGGTGTTGAGTTATTTACAACTAAAGCGTTTCCTGTAGTAGCAGAGGCTCCTTGTAATGTTGTAGTACCAACTACATTAAGTGTTGATGATGGTGTGTTTGTTCCAATTCCTACTCTTCCACTCCCACTTACGAATAGAGCTGGTCCTGCTGATGAGGATACTATTAGTAATGGTTGTGATATTGAACCTGAGATAAATACAGAGCCACTAACTGATCCTGAGTCTATTACTTGGAGTCTATATCCATTATCTATAGAACTACTACCAATTAGTAAGTTACCATTTCCAAACCACCTTCCTATTTGAGTTGGTGTTGAATTAAATATTAAAAGATTTGTTGTTCCAAAATATAAATTACTAAGATATCCATTAGTAGCTACTACTGATTGTTGTAACCATATGCTTCTAAATCTAGTAGGAGAAGTTCCTATATCATAAGTATTATTCGCTGTTGGTACAATAGATTGAGCTGTTGTTGTTCCTACAATATGTAATGAAGATGTTGGGTTGTTTGTTCCAATACCTACATTACCACTTCCACTTACAAATAATATGCTTGAAGATGCTGGTGAGTCTATTCTTAATAAAGTATCTGTATTTGAACCAGTGATTGATAAAGTTGTGGTTCTTGTACTACCACTAACATCTAATGTAACTCCTGGGTTAGCTGTTCCAATACCAACATTTCCTCTATTTTGTATAGTGAATAGAGTTGTTGGGGTAGAGTTAGCCACTGCAAATACATTTCCTGATTCTGCTGAAGATCCTTGTATATATAGTGTTTGTGTTGATGCAGCATTTCCTGATCCTATTCCTATGTTTCCTCCCTTATCTATAAATAATCTAGTGCTTCCATTAGTTTCAATAGCTAAATTATTATTATCATTGTTTCCTAACATAGCCGTTGCTACACCAAATGAGTTACCTCCTTGTACAAAAGCATTTGTATTTGCAGTTGATATAAATGAAGCTGTTTGGGATGTTATAGCGTTTGAAGCACTTTGTGCCCAAGATGCTGTTATAGCATATGTTCCTACAGGGAGGAATGAAGCTGTTTGAGCACTATCTGCTTCTCCAGCTGTAGCGGCAAAATCTGCGTTTAATGAATTCTGTGCCCAAGATGCTGTTCCAAGTAAATTTCCAGTAAATGAACCACTAAAAGAACCTGTATTTGATAGAAATTGATCTACTCTATTTACTGTTAGTATTACTGATGGAATACCAGGATGTGTTCCTGATGATTCTGCTAGTAATCTTAAAGCAGTTGTTGAAGAACTCCATATGATTTGGTAATAATCATTAGATGCGGCGGTTACAAACCAATTCCAAGCAGCTACTACTTTTGAATTATTTGTAGGTAAAGTTAGAGTAGTTGCTGTATCTGTTAAATCAATTCCATTTTTTCTCAACCAAATAACAACATCATCACTACCACCATTTGTTTTATCTACTTGAGCTGAGAATTGGATATTGTATACTCCAGCATCTATTACTTTGATATATGTGTTAAATGGTGATGTTGAACCAGATATTAATACTCCGTTTGTAATACTTGTTGTATTAAAGGACATTGAACGAGGTATATTAGCTACAGGAGTTGTTTGTGTAGTAGTATCGTAGAATGAACCATATGATCCTGTTGCTGTGTTGAAGTTAGATCCACCACCTCCATTTGAGGTAATTGTAACTTGACCTAATCCATTAGTTGGTGATAGAGTTATATTAGGACCAGCTAATAGTTGTGTTACTCCACCATTAGATGCGTAAGATGCTGTTAAAGCATTTCGAGCCCAACTTGCAGTTCCAAATAAGGAACCTGTTATATTATCAGCATTTATAGAACCAGTTACTGTTAATCCAGAACCAGATATAAGTAAACTGCCAGTAATTACTGCTGATCCACTATATGGAAATCCAGCTCCTGTTCCTCCTCCATTATTCGTATCGTAAAATCCTACAGGTACTTGGTCTAAAAATCTTACTCTTGCCATTAATGTTTTTTAATAAATATTAAATTGATGTTACTCTTGATGTGGATTGATCGATTTGTACTTTCCTTTCTGCTTCTTTCTTCTTAAGTTCAGTTGCTGTACCATCTGGATTTACTAATCCTTTGAAAATAGTATCATTAGATGTGGCTTCAACTGAAAATATGACTTTAGATTTGTCACGGAATTTCTTAATAGCATTCATATCTTTTTGTAATACATTAGGTATAAGATACCCATTTAATTTAATATTAAATGTGCTTTTAACAGTACGTTCATCGTTGTCTGCTAATTCATTTACTGTACTAAATGAATCAATTCTTGCTTGGAATTTATATCGTTGTGGATCCCCCCAATAAGCGTCTGAAGCGTAGTTTATGGCTTCAATTATAGTATTCAGTTGTTCTACATAATATGTGAATATAACACAAGTATACGTTATGTTAACGTAATCAGGCATTATTGTAGCATAGTATGTTTTTTCAGGTGTTCTGTTATTTAATACATTAAAATTAGAGTACGCATCATATGGTGAATATTTTTTAGTAAATACTCCAAAATTGTTAGGGTTGTTAGCATCTAATTTATTAGCTATAGATCTATCTCTATCAATACTATCACGTTTAAATACTATTAATGGATACATGGGAGAACCTTTATTATCTCTGTAATATCCATCTCTTTGCATTGATTTCCATTTTTCAGGAGAACCATATAATACAGGCACAGGTAATCTTTCACCGTTTTGTATTACAAACGGTCTAATAACATTTTCAAAATAGTATAGTATGGCCTCATCAATATCTTGGATACCAACTTTAAATGGTTTAGTAGAATCTTCAGTAAAAGCAGTTTGTAATGCTCTGTTATTACTAGGAGATGTATATGAGTAATTTGGATTACCCATAGTACTATCCGTAGGTGTATGAAGTCCTACACTTATTTCTCTTTGGGTTTTAGGTATTGGTTTTCTTCCTTGCGTTGCCATAGTTTATATTTTATAATCGATATTGTTGAATACCTAGACGATCACCTGGTACATAATGAGCTGTACATATAACACTAACATTGTATCCAAAATATCCTAATCCTGGATTTAATGGGTTGTTTCCTTCTGAGTCAGTGTATGGGTAGTCTGGGTCTTTACCCATGAAGAATTGAACTATATTTTCGTTATCTATTTCCCAGTATGCATCTTGCCACATTATTATATCACCGATTGCTGGTACAATATTAGCATCTACTAAATCATCTCTTAAAAATTTAAATGTTACTGGCCATTCAAATCCTACCATGTTGTCAGGTGTAGGAGCGGTTTGATCACCAACATCAATTAAACAATTAAAAATAACGGGTTGTTCATAATATCTACCGTTAGCTGCTTCACCATACATGTTTATAGTGGTGTTAGTAACATTGCATTTATAGAAGACACATTGTTGGGAAATAATATTTCCCATCAATTCTCTGTTCACATATCTGAACATACTCATGTCTCTCGCGGATCCAAATAAAGCCATAATTAACCGATATATATAGTCATTGGAGAATAATTAATTTCTTTAACACGTGCTTCTGATTCTGCTGCTCTTCTTTCAAGTAAAGCTTGGTTTGAAGTTTGATCAAAATAAGTACGTAATCTTTCAATTAAAGCATTTTTAGTTTCAGTAGCAGATGATAATAAATCAGCTTGATTTAAAGTAACAGCGTCTCCTGGAATAGGAACAGTACTGTATTTTCCTCTAACATATCCTAACATTTCTTTAGCTAGGGCTAATGTATATTCAAATATCCATTGGCGTCCAATAGAATTTATATATGAATATGTTGGGTTAGTGTATGGAGCATTAGATTCATTAGTTACTTTATTTCCACCCACTTCCTGTATTGAATCACTTATTCTTTCATCTAATATAACATACTGAAATGATACATATGAGTATATGTTACCATATCCAGGCATTGGAAATATTCTTAATTTATTATTAATTAATTCAAATGTATAAGATGGAGAAATTACAGTATTTTGCATCTCAATGGCTTGAGCTGTTTGCATTGTAAGGCTTGTAGGTACCATTAGATAACCAGTAGTACCATATCCTAAACCATATGCTCCAGCAGCAGGTACACCACCTAAATTAGCATAAGCTATAGGATTGTATAGTTGATTTACAGCAGGTGGTGGGTAATAAAATATTCTTTTAATTTCAATTCCGCCTGTTATATTTTGAGAAGCAGCCCATAATGATAAATCGTAATCTTGAACACCTGGTATAAGAGGTATAGAACTACTATACCAATTGACATTTCCTCCCACTCCGGCTTCTTCACCATATTGTTGTGATAAACGTACAATATTAGCGAAGTTAGGTGTGATAATAGCGTTGTTTAGATTTGTATCAGTATCTAGACCTTCTATATTTAACATGTTGTCTCTGACCTTAAACGCGTAGAGTTCATTACCATATGTTGTTACAGCGTATTCAAAAGCAGTATAGAAATTTATATCTTGTAATTCAACTTCTTGGATTGGATATCCTAAACGTTGAGCACAAAATTTAGATACTTTATCAGCATCTACTTGAAATTGAGGGTCGTAATCATAAAACCCAAATGGAGTATCTCCAGGAGAAAATGATGATGAGCCAGGCCAAATTGGTATATTCATATGATTAAGTTGTTGCTATATAATATTCAATAATTGCTGATGAACTGGATGGTTCTATAGAAACACTTTGTATGTCTCTAAATGTGAATCCACTATTACTTCCAGTTATTTTACTTGTAGATAAAAAGAATGAACTACCAGTTGATACTAGAAATGAAGAATATACATTAGAATTATCAACTACTATTAGTTTAACAGGAACTGTAGCTTTATTAGTTATTCTAGCATATTGTAAACTACTAGTTACAAATTGTCCTGCTCCTGGATTGTTACTTAATGTGAATATAGATGTTTGGGAACCAGATGGGCAATTAAGTATGCGGGTGTCTATATAATTTATTCCATCTATAGTATTGGTAGTATATCCACCTAATTCATTTCCATTTAATGTTATACTTTCATATATTTTTGTAGTAAAAGTTGCCATTGTTTTTGTTATAAATAT